GCGCCGAGCGCAAGACGCACGTCCAATACATCACCAAGATGGAATACCAGCGGCGCGTGAAGGCTGGAATGTATTCCGACGTCGACGTTGGACAACCGGAAGACCCGGAGTTCAGCAAGAGCTCGCAAGCCAACGACAAGATCGAAGGGCGCAAGGACACCGCCTACAACGAAGACGGCTTGCGCACCATCTTCGAAGTCTACACTCACTTGGACTTCGGTGACGGCGTCGAACCCTACATCATCTCCATCGACAAGAGTTCCGGCAAAGCGCTGGCGCTTTACCGCAACTGGGAGCCAGAAGACGAACAGCGCCGCGAGTTGGATTGGATTGTTGAGTTCCCATTTGTGCCTTGGCGCGGGGCATACCCGATCGGCTTGACGCACATGATCGGCGGCTTGTCGGGCGCGGCCACCGGCGCATTGCGCGCGCTGCTCGACAGCGCCCACATCCAAAACATCCCGACGCTGCTGAAGTTGAAGGGCGGTCCAAACGGACAAACCATCAATGTGCAGCCGACCGAAGTGGCAGAAATCGAAGGCGGCGCGCTGATCGACGACATCCGCAAGTTGGCGATGCCCATGCCGTTCAACCCGCCTTCCGCTGTGTTGTTCCAACTGCTCGGATTCTTGGTGGACGCAGGCAAGGGTGTGGTGCAAACATCGTTCGAAAAGCTCTCCGACGCCAACCCCAACCAGCCGGTCGGCACGACGCTGGCGCTCATTGAACAAGGCATGGTGGTGTTCAGCTCGATTCACTCGCGCTTGCACAACTCCATGGCGCGCGCATTCAAGATTTTGCACCGGATCAACTCTGCTTACCTCACTGACGAAGTTGTCGAGGGTTACGACGCAGGCTTAGACATCCACCCGCAAGATTTCGACGGCCCGTTGGACGTCATTCCTGTTTCTGACCCGGCGATTTTCTCGGAAACGCAACGCTTTGCACAGGTGCAGGCGTTGATGCAGCGCGCGGCGATGATGCCGGGCATGTATGACCAGCGCAAGGTTGAAGAGATGTTCTTGCGCGCCATGAAAATCCCCGACAACGACGTGTTGAAGCCGGATCCGGGCAAGGATGACGTCGACCCTGTCTCAGAAAACGTCGCGGCAGCCATGGGCAGGCCTGTTTATGTGTTGCCGAAGCAGGATCACATGGCGCATATACAAACGCACGTCGCATTTTTGAAGTCACCGTTGTTCGGCATGAACCCGGCGATCACAAAAACTTACCTTTACCCGATTGCATTGCACTTGCGCGACCATTTGTTGAACTATTACTTGGTGGAAGCGCACGAAGCGGTCGAAAAAGCGACCGACGAACAGCTGATTTCGGACGAAGCCGCTCAACAAGCTGCGGTCATTTTGCAAGTGCAACAATTCATCGAGCAACAACTGGGTGGATTCGCACAAGAGTTGGCGCAGCTCTCGCAAGCTGCAGAGCAATTCGCACCACAACCACCAATGCCGCCAGACAGCTCGCTGCAAGTTGCTCAAATCGGTGCGCAAGTGCAACAAGCTGCACTGCAACAGCGCGCACAAAGCGAACAACAGCGTCTCGCTCAGCAAGCGCAAATCGAACAACAGAAGTTGGCCGACCGCGCACAGGAGCGTGCAGAGCGTTTGCGGCAGGAAGAAGTACGTCAACTGGCAGAAAACGAACGCACAGCGGCAGAAATTGGTGCACGCGAACGCATGAACACCGCCGACAACGACACTGCTATGCGCTTGGCTGCTGCGGAAATAGTGAGCGGCGAAAAAATCGCGGTGAGCACAGGCACCGGCATCAATCCTGGCACTCGTTAACTTTTTTAGGAGAACGCAATGAGCGACAAACCAACACCCGGCACCGTTCCCATGACGGGCGGCGCAGTCAAGCAACATCATCGCATGGCAGCAGGTGAGAAAATCACCGGCCAGAAGTTGCCACCACCACCGGCAATGGGTCCAAAGACCCCTGCATGAATGTAATTGATCAGCTATTCAACCGTCTCAAGGCCGACCAGCAGTCATTCGCGCTGGACGCCTTGAAGCGGCCCCAAACACGAGACACCTTCGAGTACGGGTATCGTGTCGGCATCGTGCAAGGTTACGAAGCCGCCATCAATGTGCTCTTGCAACTTTTGAAAGAGGAAAAGGACAATGACCCAGACATCTGAGGACGCATTGGCAGAGGCTTTTCCAGCGGTAGACGCTGGCATTCAGCCTTTTGGTAGCCGCGTTCTGGTGCAGATTCGCACGCCCAAGAAGAAATCCGCAGGCGGCATCATCATCGACACCGGTTCGCGCGACACAGAAAAGTGGAACACGCAGGTTGGGAAAGTGGTCTCACACGGCCCAGTGGCTTACCGCAATCGCAACAACTTGGAAGCATGGCCCGAAGGTTCATGGGCGCATCCCGGCGACTTTGTACGCGTGCCTAAGTACGGCGGCGACCGTTGGGAAGTTGCGATGGAAGATGGTGAGAGTGCGATGTTTGTGATCTTCAACGACTTGGACATAATCGGCAAGGTCGAAGGCGACCCGCTGGCAGTCCGAGCATTCATCTGAAGGAGATGAACCATGGCTGACGTAATGAAAGAAGACGACGACATCAAGGATGACGACATCGTCATCGTTGAAGACGATCCAAACGCCGCGCAGCAAGAAGGCACAGGTGTCGAAGACGAATCAGCAGAAGACGAACGTGTCGTCAATGCTGCTGACGAAGACGACGATGAAGAGTTAAACGCCAGCGACAAAGAGCGGGAAGCAATCCGTGAGCGCCGCCGCTTGGAAAAGCAAGAGCGCAAGGTTCGCCGCGATGAAGCCATCAAGCGCGACAAAGTCGAACTCGACTTCCTGCGCAAGCGCAACGACGACCTAGAACGCCGTCTCAGCGCCCAAGAGCAGCGCGCTCACACCGCCGACCTGCGCGGGTTCGACGCTGAAATTGTGCGCGCGCAGCAAGAAGCAGAGATGGCCGAAAAAGTCATCGCCAAAGCAGTAGCCGCAGGCAACGGTGAAGATGTGGCGCAAGCGTTGAAATACCGTGACGCTGCAATCCAGCGTGCACAACAGTTGGCTTTCCAAAAGCAACAAACAGCGCAAAACGCGCCGACCAACCAACCCGCGCAAGACGAAGCTGCGATGTCTTATGCTCGAGAGTTCGTCCAGGAAAATCCTTGGTACGACACAAGGGGCGGCAACGAAGACAGCGCCATCGTGCTGGCGATTGACCAAGCGTTAAGCAAAGACGGCTACAACCCAAGCACCGAGGAATATTGGGATGAGCTGCGTCGTCGGGCGGCGCGCCGCTTGCCGGAACGGTTTGCGCCAGCCAAAGCGCCAGCGCAACAAAAGCGCGAAGCTCGCGGCGGTCCACAAGTAGGTTCCGGCAAAGAACATGCGCCCACCAGCACCCGCAAAGAGATCTACATCTCTCCGGAGCGCAAACAAGCGCTGGTCGAGGCGGGTGTTTGGGATGATCCAGTTTTGCGTAACAAGTACGTTAAGCGTTACGCAGAATACGACCGTCAGAATAAAGCGTGAGTGTTGCCTTTTTTGAATTTTAACAACATAATGTGCCTAATCGCTGAAAGGAGCGAGCAATATGACCGACGAACGCCTGAAGAAATCCGCTGGAGACAATCGCACAAATCGCGCGATGGAAGATCGTGCTGTCACTGAAAATCGTGAAGTCACCGAAGATGAGCGGGTTGAAATGTTCCGTCAGCAGTTTTTCCAGTCCTCATTACCGGACTTGCCTAACATTCCGGGCTGGCACACGTGCTGGCTCACCACCACCAATCCTCGTGACTCCATCCAAATGAGAATTCGTTTGGGTTACGAACCTGTGAAGCCGGAAGATGTTCCCGGCTGGGAATATGCCACACTCAAGACGGGTGACTGGCAAGGGTTCATCGGCGTCAATGAGATGCTAGCATTCAAGCTGCCTATTTCACTGTATGAGAAATACATGAAAGAGGCGCATCATGACGCGCCGTTGCGTGAAGAAGAGAAGCTCACCGACACTGCTGAGTTCTTGGAGCAACAAGCGCGCGCATCGAAATCGAAGCTGCAAATCGGTGAAGGCAATCTGGAGATGGGACAACGGCGTGAGGCCTTATTTGATCTCACGTGACGAACCATTTAACCATTAGGAGTATGCAATGTCTTCGACTAGCGCACCTTTTGGCTTCCGTCCGTCTTACCACAACAGTGGCCAGATGCGGCCGAAAGCCTACACCATCACGTCGACTTACGGAGCTAACATCTTTTCGGGCGACCCCGTAAAGCTGACAGACAACGGCGTGATTGAGCTCGGTACCTCTGACGGTACTCGTTCCGGCACTGCTGGCGGCGTTTTGCTGCTTGGCATTTTCGCTGGTTGCCAGTATTTGGACGCGTCGGGCAAACCGACCATCAGCCCATTCTGGCCATCCGGCACCACAGGCACGGAAATCGTTGCTTGGGTTTATGACGACCCAGAAACGCTGTTCGATGTTCAGTACAACAACCCTTCTCCCGGCACCACAGTGCAAACTGCTGTCGGCGAAGAGTGCGACTGGACAATCGCTTCTCCGGGCGGCTCGACTCAAACCGGTCTGAGCAACACGTATCTGACTGTGATCCAGTCGACTTCTGGCCAGTTCCAGATCACTGGTTTTGCATACAACATCAACGACTCATTAACTGACGCCTACGTACAAGTGACCGTTCGAATCAACGAACACCAGTACAAAGCATCGGTTAACTCGGTATAAGGAGGGTTGACGAATGGCTACCCCAATGCGTAGTACCGACTTTCGGTCGGTTGTCGAACCCATCCTGAATGAAGTGTTCGACGGTGTTTACGAACAACGTGCTGACGAATGGAGCATGGTGTTCCGTGAGCAAAAAGGTATTCCCCGTAACTACCACGAAGAGCCAGTCCTGTACGGCTTTGGCGCGGCTCCTGAACTGCCTGACGGCATGGCTGTCAGCTACCAGTCGGGCGGCGTGCTGTTCCTGCAGCGCTATCTCTACAAGGTCTATGGTCTGGCATTCAGCCTGACCAAAGTTCTCGTGGAAGACGGCGACCACATTCGCATCGGTCAAACCTATGCCAAGCATCTGGCACAGTCGTTGATCGAAACCAAAGAAACTCTTGGTGCGAACATTCTGAACCGCGCGTTCAACGGCAGCTATCCCGGCGGCGACGGTGTGGCACTGGTTGCGACCAACCACCCAATCGTGAACGGCACCTTCAGCAACCAGCTGAACACCGCTGCAGCGCTGTCGCAAACTTCGCTGGAACAGCTGCTCATTCAGATCCGCAACGCTGTTGACAACAACGGCAAGCGTATCCGTCTGACGCCGCGCAAGATTGTTGCTGGTCCTTCCAACGTGTTCCAAGCAGAAGTTCTGCTGAAGAGCGTGTTGCGCACTGGTACCGCCGACAACGACATCAACCCAGTCAAGTCGATGGGTCTGTTGAACGAAGGCCAAGCTAACCTTTCTCGTATTACTTCGACCACCGCATGGTGGGTTCAGACCGACGCTCCCGAAGGTCTGAAGCTCATGATGCGTCGCGGTCTGGAGAAGAGCATGGAAGGCGACTTCGAAACCGACTCGATGCGTTACAAGGCCACCGAGCGTTATGTGTTCGGTTGGACTGACCCACGCGGCATCTTCGGTACCGCTGGCGTTTAAGTAGCAAACCCCGCTCGGGAAACCGGGCGGGGAATTCCGGGGTTACCCGGTGTTGTAGACAGTCCCGGCTGACGTCATGCAGACTGCAACACCTTGATACTCGCATGAGAGGAATGAATCATGGCACAAACTACATTCACCGGCCCAGTGACCTCGCTCAACGGTTTCACGAGCGGCACGTCTTCTGCCCCGGTTTCAGTGACGACTGCTGGTAACATCTCCAGTTCTTACGCAACCACGTCTGCCACCACCGGCGACACTCGGTTGTCGTATCAGCGCTTGGCATTCACTTCGACCGGCTCGGGCGAAACGCTGCGTGCATTTTCGGTTGTCACCGGTGCAGGCGCAGCCACAGGCGGCACGATCAATGGCGCTCACATCAGCACATCGATCAACACCACCGGCACGATTTCGGGTGCAGCGAATGCAATCCGTGCAACGCTCGGCGGCACAGCAACAACTCCCGGCGGCACGCTGGCTGTTTTGCAACTGGACACCGACTACGGCACAAACGTGACACTGGGCGCTGCTTCTTCGTTCATTCGCGTGACCGACAGCGGCTCGCAAACTGGTGAAGTGCAAAACCTGATCAACATCGAAACTGGTCCAGCCGCGACCGTCGCACCGACCGCGACTGCCGTGGCGACCGTTTCAAAAGCTATCAAGGTTCGCATCGCTGGGACTGATTATTATGTTCCGGCTTACGCTTCGTTCAGCTGATGCAAATAACCAAAGAGTTTTTGGAAAGCGAAATAAAAGAGCTTGAGCAAGAATTGATGAGAGCGAACACATTCATAATTCAAGCTCAAGCGACTTTGAACGCTTACCAAATGTTGATTAGGCGTTTGGATGCGCCTGAATCCGCGCAACCAACAGAGTCAGGAGTTCAAGATGGCTGACGCAGTCACTTCACAAACGATTCTTGACGGTGAGCGACTGTTCATCGGCAAGTTCACAAACCTTTCAGACGGAACGGGTGAGACAGCGGTCGTAAAGATCGATGTCTCCACGTTGCGTCCTAACGCTGCCGGTAATGCCTGCAACGGCGTCAAGATCAACAGAATTTGGTCTACAACGCACGGACTGCAAGTTAGGATTCTGTTTGACGCGACCGTAGACGCATTTGCCTGGATAATTCCACAAAACTCGAATTACCTGATGGATTTTTCGACGTTTGGCGGTCTTCCGAGCAATGCGGGTGCAGGCGTCACGGGAGACGTTGCGTTTACCACTCAAGATTCAAGTGCTGGCGATACTTACACCATCGTGCTTGAGTGCATCAAGACTTATGGTACGCAACCGTAAGAGGCTGTGATCATGGAATTGATGTTTTGGAATTTGGCGCTTTCATTTTTCCTCGGGGTTTTGGGGTGGGTGTTGCGCGAAAAGTCTGCAGAACTCAGTCGTGTGACGATTTTGTTGAACCGCACGCGTGAAGAAATGGCCAAAGAGTACGTCACGAAAGCTGAAGTGCACGCCGACATCAACCGCGTCATGAACCGGCTGGAAGTTTTAGACGCGAAGCTTGACCGCCTCATTGAAAGCAACCGGACACGAGGACTTTAATCATGAGTAAAACGCTGAAATACGTGAAGGATTTTGATTTCTCCAGTGCAGGCAAAGCGGTTGGCTATTGCGGCGGCGGGATGGCGAAAAAAGGCTACGCTGAGGGCGGCAAAGCCGACATCGCGCAAGACAAAGCGATGATAAAAACTGCGGTGCACAAGCACGAAAAGGCCATGCACCCCGGCAAACCGATGACAAAACTCGCGCAAGGCGGCAAAATGCGTCCGGCTATGTCCGCTATGGCTCGTAAAGAGATCATGGCCACACCAACCATGGAAAAACGCGAAAGCGTCCAGCGAGAAACCGTCAAAGCGCCAGCCGCGCCGCAAGGAATGCTGCGTGACGGCTCCAGCTTGGGCATAAAAGGCAACAAAAATCCAGGAATCGCGCGCCGTCGCATGCCGGTGGCGCCAAAAGAGCCGATGATCGCGCCTTATAAGGCAGGCGGCTTGATGTCTGAGAAGGGTTCTAAGAAAGTCGAAAAGGTCATGTCCGAATATAAGTCGGGCGAACTGCATTCTGGCAGCAAAACTGGCCCCGTAGTGAAGAGCCCTAAACAAGCTGTCGCGATTGCGTTAAGCGAAGCACGCAACGTCGGCAAAAAGAAAAAGTGAGTTGTCGATCGACGACAATTCGAGCATAATTTCGTCAACCGGGCAGGCTGCCAACAGCCGCCATGTGACTGAATGGAGTTAGCATGGCGTATTCTGGGAACATAGGCGGCACAACAACCAACGCATTGAAGGTCGTGGATCACGCCTTCCGGCGTTGCCGCCTTCCTGCGCAAGCCATCACTGCAGAAATGCAGACCTACGCGCTGGAATCCCTGCGGTTCATGCTCAATGAACTCGCCAACATCAAGACGCCCAGTTGGTGCATTCAGAAGTTGATTCTTCCGATGTATCAGAATCAACCGTTGGTCACGCTGCCCGCAGGCACCGTTGAAATCCTCAACTTGAATTACCGCGTGTTGCAGCTGTTGAGTGGCGCTTCAGTGACCACTTCCACCAGTTACACGGTCGATTTCACCACACAAACGACAGTCGACACGGTTGGCATAAAGTGGAGCGCAGCGGCTGTGCCGGTGACGTTCCAAGTGAGCACCAACGGTTCTGTTTGGACGACTGTGGGCACATCGAGCGAAACAGCGGCAGCAGGCGAGATAACTTGGACGGACATCTCTGGTGCGTTGCCTTATAGCTATTTCCGGGTTACGTCGACCAGCCCATTGAGCTTCAGCGCGATTACGCTGGGCAACTTGCCGCAAGAGATTCCTTTGGGTCAGTTGAACCGCGACAGCTACGTCAACCAGTCCAACAAGGTGTTCCCCGGAAGACCGAGCAACTATTATTTCCAGCGTAACTTGCCTGAACCGGTTGTTTATCTCTGGCCTGCGCCATTTGTCGCAGCTGAAGCTGCACAGTTGATCCTCTGGCGGCATCGCCAGATTATGGACACAGAAAACTTGCAACAAGAAGTTGAAATGCCAGACCGTTGGCAAGAGGCAATCATCAATGGGCTCGCCGCGCGCATGGCGGCTGAAACACCAGCGGTAGACGCGCAGCTGATTCCTATCTTGGAACAAAAGGCTGCGATGAGCCAGCAGCGTGCATGGGATGGCGACAACGACGGTTCGCCGATTCAGATCAACCCCGGCATTGGAGTTTACACAAAATGAGCAGCGGTAAATTCCTAGACCCTTCTGGCCAACCGACTTATGGCATCGCCATTTGCGGTCGTTGTTCGCGCAAGATGTTGTTGGCTGATTTGTCGCCAGACCCGAACTATCCGGGGTTGATGGTTTGTGAAGAGGATCGTGACGAATACGATCCTTACCGATTAGCGCCGCGCCGCCCTGACCAGATTGTTTTGCCATTCAACCGGCCTGACACACCGATCAATACTCGGCCTGCTGGATTGATTCAAGAGCAGGGCAACGAATTCATCATCACAGAAGATGGTGACGGATATTTGGAGCTATAAATGTCAGAAGTACCTAGCAACCTGATACCGACAAGAATCACACAGTTGCCCACCGCCCCTGTGGCGGACGAAAACTCGCTGATGATGATTGTTTATCAGGGCAACAATTACCAAATTCGTGTTGGTGATTTGTTGTCTGTGGCGGGTGTTCCGACTTCGCGCGCGGTGTTGGCTGGCACGGGGTTGGATGGTGGTGGGCAACTGAGCTCCAACGTGACGTTGAGCATTGCTCCGGGCGGCGTAGGTTCTTCTGAGTTGGCCAACACAGGTGTCACGCCGGGTGTTTATGGAACTTCCACGAACATTCCTGTGTTCACGGTAGACGCCACCGGGCGCGTCACTGCTGCCACAACAATCCCCGCGACCATCAGCGGCTACGTGCCTGAAAGCCGACAAGTCATTGCCGGTACAGGGCTGACAGGTGGCGGCGCACTCAACACCGATGTGACGCTCAACGCGAATCTGAGCAATGCAACGCCGCTGGTGTTAGACGACACAGGTTCGGCCGGTGTTTCCACGGAAATAGCGCGCGCCGACCATCAACACCCGGCTGTAGATTTGTCTGACCAACAACAAATCAACGGCATTTTGCCCGTCGACCAAGGTGGCACAAGCCGCTCTTTGGTGCCAGACGCCGGTGCGATTGTTTGGTCAGGCGCTGACGGCCTTTACATCGGCCCTGTTGGGTCTCCCGGTCAGGTTCTTGTTTCTGGCG